CGATCACATCGGTAATCTTAGAAATCGCCTCACTCAAACCGTTTTTAGCCGATTTAGCTATTTCGGAACCAGCTTGATAAGATTTAGAGACATAGGTAGATAGAGCATTTACAAAGCCTAATCCGAAATAATTACCGATTTCAAATCCAACCTTTGAAGGAGATCGAATTTCCAGTTCTTTCTTAGCCGCTCTCGCTGCCGCAAAAGCCATGGCTCTAGCTCTAGCCTCTGCAAGATAAGTATTATCGGTGATGCCAGCTGCAAATCCTCGAACAAGATGCTTGCCGATATTATAGAAATCGTCGTACTTGTTCTTGATTTCGGTTAAACAACTACATATTATACTCTGTAACGCCTTAGACGTTGCTGTGTCTTTGGATTTAATACCAGCAATAAAATTCGATGCTACATTTTGGCCTGCCGAATTATATTCCGCTTGTTTACTGTTAATCGTTTCTATAGTAGATACAATAATATTAGCATTGGTTGGCAACACTACTTCGTCTGTCAATTCAGCCATTCGTGTCTTCCATGTTTCTATGTATTCGGCAAGTTTTGCGTTTGCTTCGGATGTAAGTTGCTTGATTTTCTTATTATTTTCAATTCGCATATTCTCAAGTTCAGCAGTCGCTTGATTTTTAGCTAGACGGTGTTTTTCTCTCCACAGATCACTATATTTTGAAAGTTGTTCGTCTGTCATATTAGATATAGCGGTGAGTTCACCTAACGCCGATGGTCCCATCCCACGTAACTCTTCTATCAACTCAGGATCTAATCCACGTTCTGTCAAATCATCCAGTGTATCTCTCCAAGTTTTTAGAGAATCGACTTGGGCGTTTAAAACGCCAATTAATTCGTCGCTACTTACATGTTCAGGGGCTGACACTTTATCGAATAATCGATATGAATTATATATCGAATCAGCTCTAGATTTTAATGCATTTTGATAATCGTCATTTAATGATTGTATATCTCTTTTTAAATCATCATTTATAGATTTAACTGTATCGGCATATTCTTTTTCTAATTCTATTTTCTTTTCTGTCAATTCTTTTTGTAGCCGATAAACTTCTCTATCGGCTTTTTTTCTTTCTTCGGAACCCTCCATATATCTACTTTGAACTCTCTGCCAAGCTTCCAACTCTTCTTTAAGACTTATTTCGTTATAATACTTTTTATCTTCAATCCAGTCTATAGAATATTGATACGTAGCTTTGACTAATTCTTTTTGTAGCCGATAAACTTCTCTATCGGCCTTTTTTCTTTCTTCAGTTCCTTCTTTATAACGTTGCTGTACTAAAGTCCACGCATCTAGCTCTTCTTTAAGGCTTATTTCGTTATAATACTTTTTATCTTCAACCCAAGCTTGAAAGTCTTCAATATCTTTTTTACTGTTTTCTATTATTTCGTCAGCCAGTTTACTACTGCTATTAGTTGCTTTGCTTATGCTGTTATCTATACCGATAGCTAATCCTTCGCCAATGTGTTGTCCAAGATATATAAACTCTTTTGATGGTGAATGAATGTCAAGAACATCTTTGAATGTATCTAAAATGCCCTCCTTACCAATCTTTTTAATGGTACCTGCAACATTGCTAATACGTGCGGTTAATCCTTTAATTAAACCATCAATTATTGCGTCAGCCAAATTACCCATAGATTCAATTAAGTCTGGAGTATTTTCGCGTATAGCGTCAGCTAATCCATTGATAAAATCGATTACCATTTTGAATCCCGCATCAATAATTCTTGGGCCTTCCTTTTCTATTGCTTCCATGAATGCAACGACGACGTCTACTGCTGATTCAGCCACTTCAGGAATACCTTCAGCTATACCTCGCAGGAATTCGGAAACAACCTCTAAAGCAACAACTACCACGTCTAGAATATGTGTGGCTATACCCTCAAGAATTCCGAAGAGAAGGCGCATTCCAGCATCTACCATCTTCGGAACCGCGTCAACTAAATGTTCAAGTAGAGTTACAATAAGAGTTAGGAGTGCTTTTACTAAAGGGGGTGTAATTTCTACAAGAACTTGAATGAGTGCAATCGCAATCTGTTTAACGGCCTCCATAATAACAGGTAGACCTTTTGTTATGGTTTTAGCAAACTCGATGATTCCTTCAGCAAGCTTTTGATGTATCAGGGGAATAAGATTTATTAAACTTGCTACAACAACAACTAATGCTGCTGCCCCAGCAGTACCTGCAGCTGCAAGAGACATAAGACCAGCTGAAAACATAAGAAGTCCTGCGCCTATAGCTATAACCCCTACGCCTAGTAAAGCAATTGCAGCCGCGAGTCCTAATATAGCAGAAGTTAATGGAGCTAACAGTAATCCAGCTACACCGACTACGCCAAAGACTCCGACAAGTGCTAATAATCCTTTTCCTATTTCGGCAAGGTCCATTTGACCAAGCTTTGCAAGTGCTGGCGTTAGAATACCGATAGCAGCGGCCATTACTAACATAGCTGCTGCACCAGGAATTGCTTTTTGCATAGCTATCAGGGCAACGGTGAGTATTATCATTGAACCAGCCATTGTGGCAAGACCTTTTTTAATCTCTTCCCAGCTCATACTACCCATCTCACGAAGAGGTTTAACAAGAATAGTAAGTGCCGCAGCAACCCCAATAAGACCTGTAGCCTTAACGATCATGTTTTTGGGCATAAAATTTAAAGCGAAGGTTATAGCAGCTAAAGCTCCTGCCAATGTAGTAATTCCTCTAGCAATTTCATCCCAACTCAACGAACCCATTTTTCCAACTGCTTCGCCAATTATAAGCAAGGCAGCCCCCATAACAACCATTCCGGTAGCTTTGCTGATCATTCCCTTAGGTAAGAACTTCGTAGCAATTGTTATAGCCGTCAAAGCTCCAGCCATTGTGATAAGACCTTTTTTAATCTCTTCCCAAGATAGTTGACCCATATGTTCAACTGCTTCTGCAAATATAAGCATCGCAGCACCAAGGGCTATCATACCTATGCCCGTTGAGATCATACGTTTCGGATTGTCCATAAAACGTGTAAATGCGACTACTTCAGCAAGAATAACTGTAAGTCCAGTTAGACCATTAGCTAATTCATCCCAACTAAGTGCGGACATTGATTCAACCGCTTTTGACATAATCAAAATTGCAGCGGCAAAAGCAATTAATCCGATAGAGCCCTTTATGAGTTTTCCAGAACTCTTATTCAGTGACTTCGCTGCGATGACAAGGACCGAGGCCAATGCCGCAATACCGACTGTGCCTTTTTCTACTCCTTCCCAGTCAAGAGATGCAAGAATTTTCATAGAAAATGATAGAATTAGAATAGCCGTAACCATCGCAATCATTTGGATGGAGACTTTAGCCATTTTACCGCGGCCCATCGCCTTTTGAATAGCAATCATGGCGGCTGCAAGATCAACAAAAAGAACTGTAATGGCCGTCAACGACGTTGATAATTTTTCGCTGTCAATAAGGGAGATAACAACAAGTGCCGCTGCTAAAATACCAATAGCTGAAGCTATCGTAAGTAAGGTTTTAGCTTTTAGACTACTCTGATAAGCTTCCAGAGAACCACGGACACCATCAAGAATACCAGTTATACCCTCAAGGAATTCTCCGGCTCCAGATGTAATATCAGTAAGCGAATTAATGAACTTCTTGATACTCAATAAAATAGCACCAAATAAACCGGCGTTAATAAGATCGAGAATTTCATTAAACTCCATGTTTTCAACGGCATAGCTTACTTTATCGGCAAGAGCACCAAGAGCCTTTCCAATAATACTTCCGAGCTTTGACACGATAGGGGCAGCCCATTCAAGAACCTTTACGATTGCTTCAAATGCCGCTCCAAATATCTGCCCTAAACGAGTAAACGGACGGAATATTTTTTCTACATTCTCCGAAAACTCATCCAAAGGTCCCATATCAATAGATTTAAAACCTTTAAACGCCGATCCAATTCTATCAATGGCAGCTTTGATTTTATCTGCAACAGTTGTAACGATAGTTTGGATTTTCTCAAAAGCTCTACCAAATATATCTCCTTCTTTGGCCGTATCTCGTAAATTAACAAGTAAATCGCCAAATCTTGCGGTGAGTTCTAAAATCCCCCCGGCGGTCGGTCCAGCAAATAAACTGAAGACTTGTCCCGCTACATCGAAAACAAATCCAAAAGCGTCTTTAATTAAATCGAGAACAGCGAATAAACCCTTGAATGTTCGTCTAATTTTATCAGCTGTTTCGTCTCCGATTTTTAATCTTTCTGTGAAACTTTTTAATCCTTCAGTTAACGCGTATAGTCTCTCACTCGTCATCGCGGGGAAGATATCCCTAAAGGCTTCTTTGATTGGGGTAATTATTTTTCCTAAGGCTTCGAACGCATTTGAGAATGATTCAATCAAAGCGGTTCGTCCACCAAGTTTTTTCCATCCCTGTAACATCTCATTACGTGCTTCTGCTCCACTTGCGAAAACATCCCATAAAACATTGGCGACATCTGTCCAAAGCTCAGTTGCTTCTTCGATATCACCAAATATAATCTCCATAGTTTTCATCCAGCCGGTGCTCACTGCGTCTTTTGTGGCGTCGATTGCCTCGGTAAATGTTTTTGCTTGTTGGGCTGCCTTAAATGCTTTTTCAGCAACATCCGAGTATTGCCCGGATAAAGCTGCTATCGCTTCGGAGGCCGTATCATATTCTCCAGCTTTAACAAGTCTATATGCTTCTTCTGAAAGCTCTGAGAATTTTCCAAATGCCGCTTCCATAACCGAAGTGTCGGCCCATTTCTTTTGCAGAGTGGTGCCAAAGTTACCTATTGTAACTTCTCCCTCTTTTATCTTACCCATGGCGATACCAGTATCAATGAATATCTGTTTTAATTCTTTCGAAGCAACACCTGCAAGTTCTAAACTTTTCCAGTCCATGTATTGTAGGTATCCAGAACTATATGACTGGTTTAGATTATACATTGCTCTACTGAATTCAGCAGCACCTTTACCAGCGTATGCCGTAGCATTCGCCACACCTGTAATCAAGGGAATAAGGTTTTCAATGTCTCCTCCGGACGAAGTCATCTGAGAAAGAGCAGCAGTCATATCGGTAAACCCATAACTTGTTTCATCCGAGAACCACATAAGCTTATCGAGATAACCGTTTACTTCGTCAATCGATTTACCTGTTGCGTTCATGATGGTTCGGATGAATGATGTTTTCTGTTCGTATTTAGTCCAACCTGCGGTCACCTGGTCAATAGTTAGTGATTTTACTAACTGTTTGCCTGTATTAATTGCTGAGTTGGTAATATTGGCGAGGGCTGTTACCGCCATGACCTCAAGAGCTGAAAACTTAAGACGAACGTTTTCTACAGCATCACTGAGCCCAGACATATTAATGTTTTTAGCAGCGGTGCCTATGTTTTCTAAGCCTTTTGAGGCTCCGGTCAAATTCAAACTTTGTTTAAGTTTATCAAGAGTTGACATAGAAGTTTTGACATTCTCTTCAAACTGCTTGTTGTCAAACCGCATTTCGACAACTCTATGATCAATTGTTGTGCTCATAGCTTAGTAACCTCCCTCCATGCTTCATTTACGATTTTGTCAAAGATAGGCTGGATAGCAGGATTGATGTAATCTCGACCTTGTACCCAGCCACCATTTCGAGTTCCATGTCCATATTGCAAAATAATTGCTATAGGAACTCCATTTTGAATATTTGAATTGTAAAAAGTGATTGAAACTGACCCGTTCTTATGTATAATCTTGTAGTGCCAAGAATTAGCAGTTTGTCCGGAGTCGATAGGTGTTGCAGACGAAAGGGCGGCTACTCCCTCTCTACCATACTTGTCAAGATCTCCAAGACGAACGGCCTCTTTTGCTTTTTCCAAGAAACGTGTCAGTTTAGAGAAGTCACCCTTTTGTCTGAAACTTATCATTTTTAACCTCCTAATTACAAAAGTAAGTTCTGGAATACCATTTCGTTTACTCTCTTCTGTACGGCACTGTAATCATAGCCAGCTTTAGTGATACGGTTCTTTCGGTCCTGACCATTGCCCCATAAACCCTGAATGACTTCGCGGGCAATTTCATCGATGCTTTTCTTCGAAGATGAAGTCACGCCAGTTCCACTTTTCGTGGTGATGTAAGTATCAAAACCAGCTGCTTTAAGTTTAGCAGCCATAGCTTCTGCATTTTCTTTCTTACTAAAGGCGCCAACCTGAATTTTGTAGAGATTATCTACCTTTACCATATAAGTATCAAATCCGGCGGCTTTGACTTTGGCTAACATAGCTTCTGCATTTTCTTTCTTACTAAATGCTCCTGTCTGAACTCTATATAAAATTTCGGAGTTGGTATTAGATGAGCCGCTATTTAGCTTTGCGTTTACTTCGGATGTAATTTGTCCTAAACGATTATAAATATAATCACCAGGACAAGACTTATTAGCAAACCATCGATGAACTGTCATGTTTTGTTTATCCGGTTGGCCAATTAAAGATTTATCGCCTTTCCACCTAAGTTCTGGAATACCATTTCGTTTGCAAATATCAACTAATAGGTCTATTAAAGACTTATAAACTTTATCATTGATAGCATAAGGGTGAGTTTTATCGCTGGCACACTCTATGGTAATTGCTCGGTGATCATTAGCAGCGTTAGAAGAGCACCATGAACGGTCTTTCTCCTCTACGTACATTCCGATCCGACCGTCAGATCCAATACCATAATTAGAAGATGCCTTACGAGAAGCAGATG